AGCAGATAGCCATATTTCTTCAACACCATCAATAAATGCAGCTTCGTCTATGATTAGTAATGATAGTGCGGATGAACGACCTGCGGTACCAGCGGATGATACCGCATTAATTTGAGATCCATTCTTTAAACGTAACTACAAACGATAGTCTTCTACACAAGGTACCTTAAGCCAACTTGGTAAGTTGTCATTAGCAAAACGTACTTTAGTAACAATTTCCTTCGCAGTTTCTTGAGTAATACTAATACAAAGAATGTTCTTATCGTTGTGGAATGTCATCAACCACAAACTATAAGCGGCTGTAAGAGTACTAATACCCATCTGACGACTTTTAAGAACAATGTTTAATTGATTGTCAACAAAGTCTTGTAAAGCTTCTTCTTGAAATGGATATAGCTCAAATCCAACGGTGCCACGTATAGGATGTTGAATCTTCACATACTTCTTCATGAAGTATATAGGATCCTCAATACACTTCTTATACTCTATTTTTATTATCTCTCTTAAGTTTGGCCGACTCATATTTTGTTTCTAATTCCACAATCTCCGCGTCTATCGTTGATAATCTTTCATTGATAGCTTCTAAATCCTTGGTAACATCATCTAATACTTTTGAAAAGTTTTCAGCACCACTCCAACGTTCAACTGAACCATCTTCTTCTGAAAATTCAATTGGTTTACCATGATTTTGTTCACACCAGTTTTTTGTTTCTTCAAACTTTCGTTTGTAATCCTGCAATGCGGATCTTACATTTTTAAGTTCACGGATTTTATTAAATGTATCCCAGATACCAAGAGTTTTTAGACGAGTTTCTTCATTGGTAAAACACTCATAACACATTTGTGTTTTTGGCCAAACACGATCATCCAAATAACTGCCCCATCTAACATCCATATTACAACACGTACATCTTTGTTCTATAACAAGAGTTGCACGTTTTGAAACTCTGCGTTTACTACCATTTTTCCAAACCCATTTACGTCCTTGACCATCCTCCCACTCTTCACCTTCTTTACGGGTTGAATTTTCCAAATTAGAATCATATCCTACTTGGACGAATGGACGAACGCCATCAACATAATCTTTAACAATATCAAGATTGCTTTTACCTAATGCTCTTTTCATAACAAATATGTATTTATTTTATTTCTTAAACTTACTTTCCAAACCTTTTATAATAAAACTTCCTGTAATTTTGAAAGGATTGTTATAAATATTTGGATCTCTAACCACGATTCCTTCATGTTTATCTAAGTCACCAATCTCACTAGTAGCATTTTTTAATACTTCATCTCCTAATTTGATAGTGGCTAAATAAACAATGGTATCATTTATAATCTTTTGAACGTCTTGACCGGCAAAATCTTGCGTAATATTTTTGCTGTTTGAAGCATTAATAAATTGTTCACGGGTGATAAGTGGAAGATTGATTTTTACATTTTTTAACCAGTCTTTTAATGACTTGGTTTCAGCAACTTCTGTAGGATATAATGTTACTGGTTCTCTCAATACTTTGGCCAAATTTGGATCCGATTTAAATGATGTACCAACGCTGCCTAGTACTTTGAATCCATACTTCATTGCAACCTTATTTAATTTATTGATGTAGGACTGCATTGCCGCTTTATCATACGGTATTTCAACAGCAACACGGGATTTTACACTACCATCCTTACCAAATGTCTTTGGTTTGATCTCTTTTAAGCCATGAATTGCTAAAAAGTTTCCAATATCACCATAACCAACTACGTTTGTTGTACCTTCTACATATTCAATATTAAACAATATATTTGGATTGTTCAACAAGCCCAACTTTTTTAATTCGGATTTGGTACTTGGAATCGCTTCATCGAAAATATTGATTACTTTAGTTCCAATATTAATAAATCCATGACCTGGTTCAAATCTATTTGGCAAATCTTCGGGTCTCATGCCCTTAATATCAAGTGGTTTTGCTGATCCACGATCCATTACGAATTGACCATTTACTAAACGAATACTAGCATTTACGCCGTCAATTTTAACACTGCCACCACCTTGTTTTAGTGAATCAACAGCTTTAACAAATGCGTTTACCAAGTCTTTGCCATTGGATGAAAAATCAAAAGGATGCGCCATATGACCACCGGCACCGCCTTCTTGTATTACTTCGTTTAATATATTACTCAGCTTTATCATATGTCTTTAAAAATGTTTTATCAAATACTCTGATTGCTTTATCGTAAGAACGTTTGGTTTCGTCTGCATCATCTTGTGTAAATTGCCAATTCCAGAACAACTGATCTGGAGTTTTAAATTTGTAATAATCACCAAGAACGGCTTTTTGTGTATCAACGACCTGTTTACCATGCCAGTTTTGTCCAACTGCTATAAAACCAGCTTCAATGTCTTTTACAACATTCTTTTCTCCAAGTGTAGAATGTCTGTTCTCGATCCAAGTTAATCTTTCAATAAGTTTCTGATAATAACCATTGGCTTGACCCCATCTAACACTTGCAAAAAATACAACGCAATCGCTTTCAAATAATTCTTTGGTAATCTTCCAAAGTTCATCGTTTTTGTTATTTAAACTGGCCCAACAACGATGATACCCAGTTGGGTTTTTATCATTGTCTTTGAGTAAAGATCCTTTTACACCACAATGATTGCCATCATATTTTAAATTGCTACTTACATTGCCTTCGCAAGGAGCTATATTTAAACTAGGTACTTCAATCAATGTGACTTTATCTTTACCCAATAATTCTTGTATCTTAATAGCTAATTGTGTACTTTTGGGAACATCGTCTTTGTGCTGACTCCATCTATTACTTGTAGTTAGTAATAGTACTTTATTCTTAGTACGTAAATAATCTATTGTCTTCTTGTATTTACGAGCATAAAGATCCATATCTTGCTCGCTTTGAGGAAGTTTAGCTTCTAACAATAGATCGGTTAAACTAATCATTTTGATAACTCGTCTAGTTTATTTTGCATTGTCATACCACGAATGACTTCAGGCGTGCCGCCATTGTCTCTATTAAAATAACGTTTATAATTGCTCAGTGCTACATCTAATCTAGCTTTATCAATTGGTTCTTTTGATAGAATATCTTTAACCATCTTTAAATTATTAACTACCAAAACATTTGTGTCATTAATTACTTCATCAATTAACTTTAAAAGAGATGGATCTACGGCTTCTTTAACCTGTGGTTTGGTTAAATCTTCGATGATTCGTGTTAATAATATCATAATATATAAATATACACATCAAATAAAAAACCCCGCTTATTTCTAAGCGGGGCTCGTTATTGCGTTTAACTCAACTTATACGTTGAAACTTGCTCCAGTTGGTAGAATGTTGAAGTCAAGGATGATGAATTCAGCAGTTCTAGTTGGTTGGATGAAGATTTGACCATATAGGATATTTCTATCAATTAGGTCAGGAGTATTGTTTTGTTCATCCATCTTAACTTGATAAGCGTAGATACCATTACGTTGTTGTACAGACTCCAAGTAAGGATTTACGATACTCAAGAAACGATTTCTTGTAGAAGCAACATTTTGTTCGAATACCAAGTAGTTGCTTGAACTTGCGACAAACTTCTTCAAGTTGATCAACAAGCGGCGAACATTGATACGATCCAAAGCACTTGGGGCGATTTGTAGAGTCTTTTGACCCCATACACAAATACCTTGGCCAGGGAATGCTGCGATTGGATTTACACGACCTTCATACAAGGTGTCACGTTCACTATGTGTCAAACGATCAAGTACTTGTACTGCGGTTGGAATACCACCACGATTTAGACCAGCTGGTGCGTACCATTCGGCAGCAGCATTGTCGTTAGCAGCATATACTGCTGGCAATACTACTGAAGGTGGAACACTGATAACCTTGTTGGTATTTGTATCTAGGATCTTAACCCATGGATAATATGTACCTACGTAGTTACTATCAATTGTTGCTACGCTGTTGACAGCGGCATCAATCAATCCAACGGTTTGGTTACTTGCTGGGAACACAATGTTATCCATGATATAGAAACAATCGCCACGAGCTTCGCACATATCGATTGTAATATCAGTTACATAGCTGTGTTGTTCACAGAAGATACCAGGCAATACGATCAAATTGATATCAAATTCATCAGCATTACCTAGAGCAGCAATTGCTTGTTTATAAGCAATACTACCTGGACTATTGATGTTTGTACAATCTAGACCTTGTGTATTACCAGCGGTAATATCACTACCTATATTGATTGGAATTGCTGGCCATTGACCTTCAAATCCACCTTGGAATCCAACCAAGAACTTACGTAGTTTAACATAAGTTGATTCGTTAACTGGATCATAGTTGCTTGGAATACTACCACTCAATGTTGGAGATAGTAGTGAACCAGTTCCATTTGCATAGAACTTAGCACTATCAGTACCCCAAGTCTTGTCTTCCAAGTCGAAGTCAATGTTGATACCATTTACACTACTTGGTAGTGGCTTGAAGTATTGATATGTATCATTATATACACCTACATTAGCAGATGATGTTGGATACAATGATACCAATTCGTCGTCAGCTTGTGGAACGTCGTTGAAGACTGTACCAGAAGCATATTTACCAGGAGCCAATGACCAGATACTTGCTTTGCTGTATCTTACTGGTGGAATAATATCTGCCAAAGTACCAGCAACTGGAGTTGAATATGATTCAAATCCGTATGGAACCGATACTTCTGGATATAGACCATCAGCCATTTCGATTCTGATGTATTGACTCAAGTTGGTATATGTACCAAACTCAATGATTTTACCAGCGAAGGTAATATAAGCATATCTGTCACCAATTCTGCGAGCAACGAAGTTAGCAGATTCAGGATTTAGATTCAAGTTTTGATAAATTTCCAAATACTTTGGACGTTTATCAGTATCACTATAAGCACGAACTGCTAGTGTAAATGAACCCCAATCACTACCTGGGACTGTACCAGCCAACTTAACGTTACTGATTTCAATCTTGTACTTCTTGTTGCTTAATGTACCATCACTCAAAGTGTGTACCTTAAATAATTGGAACTTGGTTGGTGTAGAAGCTGCATCTGCACTACCCTTGAATGGAGCAATCTTTTGGGAATAGATCCATGGAGTATATGCATTGGTAATACCAAATTGGCTATCACCAGCATTCAAGTTTGTACTATATTGATCTACAAACTTTAGAGGTTCTCCAACTGCAAATCCGGTTTCTGGAGCAGTTTTGGCATATAGTTTCCAACCACCACCTTCTGCACTTGGACGAGTCTTTTCAGCGATGAATCGTTGAATGCTATCATTGAACAACAAGTAGTTATAAGCAGCTTCTACCTTTTGACCGGCAACTTGCTTAGCAGGATTACCAGCAGTAGGATCGAATCCGAATACGTTAGCAATATAATTATTATCGCTTTCGTTTAGGGTGAAGTCATAATAACCATATGTACCAGCACTTGTAGTACCATCATCATTTGC